CCTTATCAAGATTGTCAATGGCATCTACCATCTGCTCACAATCTCTGTCAGCAACCAACTCATCTTTCTCAAGTATTTTGGTCTTGTAAACTTCGACCTTTGGTGGTAATATGTAACCTTGCTTGACCAACTTGGGTGCAGGTACATGACATATGACATTGCCATACACCTTAGTCCAGTTCATACCTGCCTTACTTGGTGTTAAACTATGCTTTGGTGTTGCAGTAAAGAAGAATGAACGTGTCAAACTACTGGTTGATAGTTGCTCAACAGCAGGGAAAAAGTTTTTCTGAACTGAGTTGTGTGCTTCATCAAAGTAAATGGTATCAACAACAATATTACTCTCAACAATTTTGTGAAGTGAGTGATATGTTGTGAATATCAACTGGTTGTGACCATTATTGGCACTGTGGAAGTTGAACTCTCTAATCTTATCAACATTAGTTGTGCTGAAGTGATGAGTCTCTCCACTGTGAACGTGCATTACTCTAACATCAGTGATGAACTCAAGAAACTCTGCTGACAACTGATTTGCCAATAGAATACGAGGAGCAACAACTACAATCGTTTGAAGTGTATTTGTTCTGCTCAACTCATTCTTGGCATCTTCTATCATACAGATAGTCTTACCACCACCTGTAGGAACAATTACTTGTCCTTTGTCATTGCGAAGCATTGCTTTGATTGCTTGCTCTTGGTGTGGTCTTAGTTGCATAGATTTCCTGTTGATATATCCATTATAATAGTTGTGAGAGTGGTGTGGTAGTCTCCTGTGACACCTTTTGATGTGGCACATATAGAGTTCCATACTTACCAAATGCTTCATTGAATCTGTCCAAGTTCTTACCCAAATAAATTATTGCTGATTGAAATGGTGCTGCACCTTTCCCATCCCCAAATTTGAGTCTCTTATTAATGGCAATCCATGAATATTGTGATACTGACTTCCACCATTTTGTTGACACATCTAACTTAATTAACAATATCATTTCCTTTGAATTACCTGACTCATATTGTGAAACAGCATAAGGAACCCACTCCTTACTATTACTGTATGGATGATTCATGAACACACTATCAGCAATCCATTTATGTGCTAATCCGTTAGTTTTTTCTGTATATACTTTCTTTGCAGGAACATTTGGATTATTCTCGTCATCACAACAGGGGTCTAAATCAAGTGTTCCAAAATACTTAATCACATCGCCAACAAATTCGGGTGGTGTATTCCATTTATCAGTTCTATTTCCTGTGGTTGCTGTGAGTGCCTTGAGTGCTGATGATGTCATGATATGTTTCAGTTATTCAAATTATAACATAATAATAGAATCTTGTCACTACATGTGAACATGTAAAAAGAATCTCATTTTAATACAGATAAGATTCCTCCATTTTTCATGCCCTTTATGACCTTTTATACTTCTTCCAATACTTATCTGATATATATCCAGTTGAAAATCCAAACTCCTCATCCTTTAGTATTGTAGTCACATCACCCACTATCGCAAGTCTTTCACCTGTAAAATTACAACCTGTGAATCGTGTACTGTGGCATAAACTACTTGGAAATAAGGCAATACAACCCTCTGGTGGATGAATAAAAAAAGTCTGTGCATTAAGTTCATTGTATTTGTTGACTATAGTTCTCTCCTTATTATCATCTTCAACATTCATTGCACCAAATAATATATTTTTACTACAACTATTTTCAAATTCAATACAATGTGCATTGTCAGGCATGTTTAAGTAATATGCGAATGATACATGACTCGTAGAGTGTATGTGCCATCTGATTTGGTCTTGAGGTTTTCTTGCTCTTGACAACCATGATTTTGTAATTGCATAGTCAAATATATCTCGATACTGTAAAACATCACAAACATATGTTTTTACATGAGATACTACCTCTCTGAATAAATCATCAAGACTGTCCTCTAGATGAATGAGTGGTTTAACAATATTCTCACTTACAGTATTATCAATTTCACTCTCTTCATAATCAAATTTTGGATATAAATTATAAAAGTCACTCTTATATTTCTCGTGGTCATTCATCTGACCCACATATATTGTAGTTGGAAATATGTTAAATGTTTCAAATTGCATGATAATTGACTTGCCTACAGCATCCCTTCAAAAAATATTAAAACTTCCCGAACAACCATACCAAAGGTATGTATAATAATTCACAACTCAACCTGTGTGTTGTGTTCAACATCAACAAATAATATTTCTAAAGGTTTATCAGAATAATTATATGCTTGATGAGTGTATCTCATAACGTCACATATTTGTGGTTTGCCTTCTTCCCATAAACTTATCCCACCTTTTATACCTATCCACTCCATGTAACACTTCTTAGTATCAGGAACAACAAGTGGTATTTGAATCCTCCTGTATGGGTATCTTAGAATATCAGGGTCTTTATGTGGTTTTAATATGGTGTTAGGATAAAAGATGGTATAATTCGAGAACAATATATCTTTATTTTGATAAATTTTACGAACCTCATCAGTCATTAATTTATCTCGTATGATAGTAGTTTTCTTTACTGATTTAATCCAATAATAATCTATATCTTTATTTGAATATCCATCTATCGTAGGAGCTTTTTTAACTGGAAACTCGATTCCCTTTGCCCAATTATATAATATTTCTAAGTCATTCTTTGTTATCATTAATTTCGAAAGAAAAGTCCTAAAGCACCTTCATTTAATTCTACACTATATTCTTTACCACTGTCAAGTTCAGCATATTCGTATCTCCTCATATTTCTACCATTAACTATAGGTTTTCCATTCAAACACACAAGAAAAGAAGGTCTATGTAAATCTCGTATGAGTTTCAAATCCAATACTGTCTCATCCTCTCGCACAAGTCTCCCTTCCCAGTTCTGTCGTTTATCAAGAGTATTAAAACCAACTAAGTGGAAGTCCTCCTGTGCATGAAACATTCTAAACTTATGCAAATAATCTCGAACATCTACAAAATCACCCTTTTTCACCATTACATAATCCTCAGAGAACATAGTTCCTAACTTACCAATACCCTTGATTCCATAATAATATATTGTATTTGAATCGACTGGATGCTCTGCTAGAACATAATCTTTTTTTCCAATGTTAACACATAGTGAGAAATCATTTCCTACTCTATAAAATCTTCTACACGTTGTCATAAATCAATTTTTTGTAATTCATTATCAAATCCAAACGGGACTGAAATAACTTTTTCAACCAAGTCATCCAAATCTAGTGACTCAATTTCAGAGTTGGATTCATTTTCTGGTATTATACTCTCATTTTGTAAATCAGACAATACCTTATAAGAAACTATAGTTCTCAAACTTGCTTCTAAATTATCTACACTACTAAAATCTAGACGATCATATGGCACTACAAGAGCAGCGACCTCATCAATTGGTTTATGCAAATTTTGACGACACATTCTTATATGAACTTCTCTCTGTTCGGGGTTGTTCTTAGTCACTTTGAAAATAATATTAACAGGAACTTCCATTTAGATGTTTATATTGGTTTGATTCTGAAGAGTTCTATTAGCAGGAATTAGTTGTCCTCCTCCTGAATATGCAGGATTTGTTCCTTGCACTGTAATAATGGTAAATCCATGTAATCCACCTTGTCCACCTGCTGCACCAGCAGTGCCTCCAGCAGGTGCTCTTCCTCCAACACCTATACCATCACCTGTGTCACCACCATGACCACCACCACCAGAACTGTCACCAGGTATTCCTCCGTTACCACCTACAAAGTAACTCTCAGCATTTTTACCATTACCACCCTGTCTTGGATCAGGACCTCCAGTTTGTCCTATTCCAATAGGAACACCAGCACCACCACCACCTCCTCCACCACTAGAGGTGTAATATACTGAACTTTTCTTACCAGATTGTCTACTTTCACCTTTACCACTTCCACCTCCACCACCACCAAATCCAGCTCTTATCTGACCATTATTAATGATAGAAACTATAGTGTCAGCTTTGTTGATTCCAATCGCAGAACATCCATCGTCACCATTTTTACCACCACTATTTCCACTTCCACCACCTGCTCCACCATCTCCACCAGCACCTGAAATTAATCCATTTGTTCCAACTTTAATTATCACTTCTTGATTTGCTGCCCAATCACCAGTAGTTAATGCACAAGTATTGGTGTTATGTGCTGTTGGTGTATATAATTTTTTTCTCGCACCTATGGTTCTATTAACATCTGCTATAACTTTTGCTCCAACAATTTTAGATACACTTGGTACATCTTCCTTAAAACCACCAAGACATGTAGTTACTCCTGTACCTTGAACGAATCTTGATTTAATATCCTGTCCAGTATATCCAGTCACAAAATCTTGGTCATAAAAATTAACCACCACATTAAGTTTCTTACCATTAAAATCACTAAACTTAATCTGCCCTGCTTGAGGTATTCCAGCATCTAGTGGTTGATTACTTAAAGATCCACCACTGGCGGTGTTACTCCACTGAACTCGATAAGCACCAAATGATGGTGCAATACCAAATTCATTTCGAATTTCTAAAAAACTTATTGAGTTTCCGACGCCAGGTAATGCCATAATTTTTCTTAGTTAATTTTGAGTTATATTTTTCCAACCCTGACCCACACCTGACCCTTGATAGAATCTAAATTTTCCTGTCTCAACGTTAAACGTCAGAGCTCCCACTCTCATTCCAACTAATGCATTTTCTTGAGCGTTATTAACTGTTGGTAGATAAACATACATTCGATTCGCAGAATCACCAGTTGCATCAAGACCACCAGCACTAAGGTCAACAACAGCTTGGGGATTTGTGGTTCCAACACCAACTGCACCAAATGTTGCTTTTGATTGTAATGCATTTATATTAACAGTGTCATCAATTCTAGTGGTTCCAATACCAATAGTTCCATTGTTAGATACAAATACTTTTGAGGATTCTAAACCACTATCCCCAATAATATCAATAATATTTCCTGCATCAGGGTTCTTATTAATTCCAAGACCATCAAATTGTGTATTTGTTTTATCTGTTATACTTATTGACTGGAAGGTTGATACACCTGTCGTTGCATTAACTAATCCAGTTAAAGGACCAACAAACGTTCCATTTACTTGTTTTGCATTTACTTGTGACGTTGTTCCCGTCATTTGAAGATTGCCCTTGACAGACAAATTAGTAGCAACAAATAGATCTGATGTTGTTGTTATTATACCTGCAACATGTAATTTTTCTGTTGGTTGAGTTTCTCCAATCCCTAAATTACCTGTGTTAGCCACTAAGGTCATTTTTGCATTATTTCCTTTTAACCACACAAAATTTCCAGCAGGTCCAGACTTACTGTTTAAGTTAAGATAAAAATTAACGTTACCAGTATCTGTGTTAATTAAATCTAATGACCTTCTTGTACTATATCCAAATGCCTCATTTTCATTACCATATCTAACAGATCCAAAATATGTTGACAGTGTAGAAGCTCCACCATTCAAACTTGCAATATTTAATTGACCGTAAACTGATGCTCCGACACTAATTGTTTCAAATTTCTTTACATTATCATTATATAATTCAACAGACCCATCATCTGTTCCCTTGAACATTGTCTCAGATGCAGACTTACTGCTTTTTATCTCAACAGGATTTCCTTTAAGTATGAGAGAATCAGAATTTCCACCAGATGTTATTTCTCCTACAGTTGTAACTCCAGAAATACGAACATTATCTAATTCAGTATGTCCATCTACATCTAGATTACCATCTATCTCTACACCATTATTAAAAGTAACAAAACCAACGAAATTTGCTTGTCCACCTGATTCAATTGTGGCACCAGTTCCAACTACAATTCCCTCTGTGAAAGTTGCTGCTGTCCCAGTAGGACCTGAAAAACTCTTAGCAGTGAGTATACCAGATACATTTACTTGATCATCAATAACTACTGTTCCACCAGCAGAATCAATTGTTAGATTACCTGTAGAGGTGTCAATTTCATTATCCCCTGTGACTCCAATTTGTATGTTGTCAACAGTTGCACCACCATTTGCATCAATCGCACCTGTAAATGTGGATGCTGCTGATACAAATATATTTGTAAAGGTGGAGAGACCAACAAAAGTGCTGACACCACTGACAGACAACTGATTCGCAAATAATTCTCCAATACTCGTAGTAATTCCAGTCAGTGTTGTAAATCCTACAAGTTTACTATCACCCAACACCTCAAATTGTGATGTGGGTGATGTTGATCCAACACCAACTTTCCCAGTGGTAGATAAAGTTCCTGCATTTTTAATCCACCCATCGGTTGCAATCGCAACTATATTTGTTAAACCTGATGCATCACCAACAAATTTAGTCGCAGTTAAAACTCCAGATGATGCATCAATTTTTATAGTTCCTACAGTAATAATTCCTGATACAACTGCTCCAGTTAAACTTGTTACTCCTGTTATACTTGCATTACCTCGAACGTCTAGCAATTTTTCTGGTTTAGTGGTTCCGATACCAACCAAACCAGCAGCATTGACAACGAAATTATCATCATCAACCTGAACTCCATTTCTAAAATTAAATGACTTTGTATAGTTAGACATTATTTCTTTTTTAGTTATTTATTTGATTTTCAAGAGCATCGACCTTCGCAGATAACTCTTTGACAGCTTCAATTAAAAGTGGCACCAGTTTTTCATATTGAACTGTTAAGTAATCATTGTTACTAGGTGCAGGTTTGACTGCTTCTGGTAATACTTTTTGAACATCTTGAGCAGAGACACCAGCATATGTTTGATCTCCTGTGTCTATGTCACATTTAAGTTTTGCAATTTCATTATGTTTATAAGTGAATCCACTTAATGAATTAACTTTTTCTAGTGCTTTTGTAATCGGTGATATTTCATCTTTGAGTCTGATGTCAGATGTGAGTGCTGTTATGTCACCAGTAACTTCTAAAGCACCTTGAACTAAAGCACCACCTCTTCTAACTCTAAACTTCTCGGCTACAGAAGCAGAACCTAAATTGCCAGAGGTAGGCACAAAAAATACTAAATCACCATCATTTGGTCCAGTTCCACCACCCGTAACATCCATTTGAATACGAGCATCATAATCTGTTGAAAAATCTTTTGCAAAATCAATGTAAGGTCCTAGATTATCAACAGATCTTCTAAGTTCAAGACCACCATCACCAGTAATTTCAGCTTTATTTGTTCCAGCAATCACTTCTATGGAATTATTGGAAGTAGTAACACCAGTAATTATTACTCCACTGTTAACAGCTTGTACTCTTGCTACTGAATTAGCATCAAATAGTGTGCTGTCATTAATATCTGTTAAATCTGCACCAGATCCAGAGAAATTAGTGGCAAACATGGTTCCAGTGACAGTGGCACCAGCACCAATAGTTTCAAATTTTGTGGAGTTATTATGTTTTAAGGTAACTCCAGCTCCTATATTAAATACAGCACTTTCGGAAGCAGCATCAGTATTAGAAATAATAATCCTATTTTCACCCTGTAAATATAGATGTTTATCAGCTCCTTGCTCTGAATTTGATCTAATAATGTTTTGAGTGCCATTTGGGTCATGAAAAATTGATAAATCTCCAGAATCACCGAATTTCAGAGCAGCATCATCTGCAAAATGTGCTGTCTTTGCAAATCCAACACCACCAGAGACCAAAAGTGCTCCAGTAAAAGGTGAAGATGAATCTGTAGTTGTTTTTACTTTAACAGTATCTTTGAACTGAGTTTCATTATTAAGAGTAAGTGGACCATCAAATTCTGACAATGCAGTGTTGGATTTTCCACCCTCAACAACTAATCTTTCTTTAACAGTGACTTCATCAAAGACAACACTTAATCTTGATGGATCATCTCCAGCAACAGATGGTATTGGTGTGTCAAATGAGGTTTCTTCACCAGTAAGTGCAGACTTCTTCTGGTTTCCAACATAGAAATCACCCTTATTATTCATACCAGTATAAACTACAGCACCACCAGCCCTCTCTTGTGATTGTGATAAAAACTCTTCCTCTTCAGAAATAGTTTTGAGTTGAACTTGAGGTAATGCAGTGGAATAGTTACCAGGACCATAACCAAGATATTCAAATGTATGACCTGATGCACGTAAAATTGATGGTCTATTAAATTGAATAGGAAATGCTTTTATTTTCTTAACTAATGTTCCTACTGGGTGTGCAGCAGTTAGTGTTCCAAACACACCACGTATGACAGTTAAAACATTTTGTGATGTTCCTGATGCTGTGCTTTTTGAAACTCTTATAATTTCTTCGTCAATTAACAAATATCCTTTATAAGGAAATCTTTGTAAAACATTATGAGTATTAGTGGTGTCTATTGTCATTGTGGTATCATTGATACCCATAGCAAGACCTAATTTTCCATTTTCAATATCAAATAACTCGACACCCCTTGCTGAAAGATTTTCATTTCCTTTCTCAGATACTGCATCATTTGCAGACAATCCATGCTTAAGAATATATCCATCTGCAACTGCTGTGTCTGAACTAACATCAAAGGTAAATGATGTGACATTAACCTTTTTATTTACAATAAATGATCCTTGACTGACATTAGATGCGTTATTTAATTGGAATCTATTACCTGCAACAAGTCCATGAGGAGAATCTGTTACTACAGTCTGTGTTCCACCAGAGAATGATTTAGATACTATTTTAGATGTTGGACTTACTAAGAATCCATATTGTCCTGATTGTGGTAAAATTCCATTTGTAGTGTCTGTACTAGATTTTGAAATTGTAACTCTCTTTTTATCGGTTACTGATTCAATTCTAAAGTAACCATCGGATGTAACACCGATACCTGTAGTTTGAAGAACCAGATTACTTGAAATACCTATGTTACCCACTGTTAATCCAGCACCAGTGTGACCAGTCAAGAAGTTATTGTTACCACCTGCAACAACATTTGTATCAAAATATCCCTTATCCCCTGTTTGCCATCCAGATCCTTTATTGGTTATTTCAACAGATGTAACTTCAGCTCCAGAAACTACAACAGTTGCTAAAGTTCCATTCCAAGTTGCATCAGTTTGTGTTGTGCTGTTAAAAATTTTAACATTATAATGTGTTCCGTTTACGTAAGTATTACTACCACCACTGTCACCTATATTTGCAGTAACAATACCAGCAAGATTATGTTCTCTAGTGAAAGAAACAATACCTGTTGTTGCATTATCTGTGAATGAGAATATTGATGCTCCAACACCAATGTCAGACATTAATTTATCTGTTGACTCTCTCGTAACACTCTTAAGAGGATCGTTTGTTATAACTTTTCCAAGTGGTTGTCTTAATGCAAAAGACTTTGATGATTTTGGATTCTCATCAATATTATCTCTGTCAATTTGTGGATATAAATCAACAACATTTTGACTGTAATTTAATGAAGTATACTCTGAAGGAATGTAATTACTTGCGTTTAATAAGAATGCTTGATATACACCGTCCTGAGTATTCTTAATATATTCAGATAATATAGTATTTCTGTATATGTAAACATTAGATTTTAAATCTGTTCTCTCAAATCGTGGATAATTTACAGAATCAGTAGTTGTCTTGTCATTAAAATTATTTGTGGCAAAAGCACCCAAACCACTTCTTGAAGTCTTATATTCGAAGGTAAGACTATTTACTATATTTGCTACTGTAAACTCACCATTATAACCTTTATCAAATTCACCTGTTTCACTACCACCAACACCAGAATCTTTGATGTTTTTAACTTTTATCAAATCTCCTACATCTAAGTTATGTGGTCTTTCTGCAGTTACTTTAATTGTATCTGAACTGAAAGTACAACTACTAATAAATCTTGGGTTTCTATCTAGTAGAAAATCACTTCTTGTAAGGTCAGTCTTTCGTGTGAAATCTAATGCTTCAGTGACACCTGTATTTGCAGATTCCTGAATTACAAATCCATTTTCAGGATTCTTAGAATTATCAATCTCTTTTGGAATTGCAAACCTTAACTTATAAATTCTATCATCTAAATTTCTTGTATCAGATTTTCTAACCACAAATGATGGTTCAGTTCTTTGACCAGCAACATTTGAAAGACTTGAGGATATTGTATTCCCACTTGGGTCTACGTTTATATACCACTTACTTTTTGCTGCATCGAATTGAATCGGGTGTCCAACGTCACCACTATCTTTATCAGTAACTCTACTGATAACTTTTAATGATGCTCCTTCGTCATTAAATGCACTGATGAATTGCCCATTTTCTGCGTTCGATTTGGTAGATGCTAATCTAAAACTAGTATCATTTACTTTGTCGATAAAATAAACAGTTTTCTCTTCAATATTTTCAGGCAAATCTCCCGTGTCACTTATTACAATAACCTTTTCACCCGTAGATAAAAAATGATTTACACCTGCTGAGAATAATCCACTTGACTGAGTACAAATCACCTCTTTTACACTGCTAATTGATGGACTGCTTGTGCCATCATCCATCAAAATTTTTGCTTCTTTAATTCCTGTTGCTCCACCAAAATTAACAAACAATTTATCTTGTTTTTTTGCACCAATTCTAAATCCTTGAGTTAGTGAAGGTGGTTTTGAATCTTCGGATGTAAAACCAAATAGGTACAATCTTTTAGAATCAGTATCAGCAGAATTTTCTTCTTGATCTATTGAAATCCAATCAATGTTCTCATCTAATGCAGTTATTGCTTTTGGTGGTATAATATGTGTAATGAACGCACGATCATCTTTTGCAAAAGCATCTTTTCTAAATCCGTCTGCTACAAGTGCTAACTGTCCAAAGTTAGAGTTGGAGTTAGTAATTGACGCATCACCACCAGATTTTGCTTGGAAGTGTGAATTATATCCAATCGCAAATACAGAAACTATCTGAAGAATTGCATTATTTGATATTTTAACGTGTGTAGTTTCCCATCCTTGTCTATAAATTGCCTCAGAATCTAAATGATAAACTTCCTCAGAACTCGCAGCTGAAGACTGTGATGACAATTCCCCACCAGTCACTTTAAGTTGACTTAAAGAATTAAACTTTCTGGAAACTTTATCATATTTTGCAAATGCTCTATCATCTTTCTGTAGAGATATACCTGTAAACTGAGCAACAACCATTGAACGGAAACCAGTTGCCTTGTCACCATCAGCATGCATACCTTGCATACCAAATACTGAACGCATTGATACGTTAAAGATATATGGTGAAGCACCATCTACAGTATCAGTTTCAACAATTACAGTTGCACCATCAACTGAAGGACTAGTTACTATAGTTCTATCAAAAGACTCAAGTGTATATGTAAAAACTTTCTTATTTGTTGGACTAACACTCGTAACAGTGGTTGATACGTTATAATTAAGATCACTTACACCTTTTATACGAATTGGAGTATCAATATCTAAACCGTGATCTTGTTGAGTGGTCACAGTAACTAATGAACTTGCTACACCAGATTCTCCTGATTCAATTGTAGAAATTGTAAGTGGATCTGAAGCAAAGGCACCAACGATTTCAAATTCAGGTCTTTTTGAAACAAATCCCTCTGTACTGGATGGGAATTTTTCAGAAATATTTCTATCACCAGTTGCAGGATTATAAGCTATGGATAACTTATAATAATACATATTGAGATCTGTCAAATCAGTATTCTGATCTTTGTTTATACCATCTGCATATTCAAATACTGTTAATTTATGATGTGAGAAAGATGGTTTTACAAAGTTAATGGCATCAAAATTATCAGGATCTGTGTAAACTTTTTCTGATAATTTACCATCAAATATTGAAAATTGCCAGAAATAACAAGCACCAGTAATTCGAAATAAAGAGGTTGATTGTACGTTTGGATCTGTTGGGTTTGGAACATATTTTGGTCTTATTTTCGTTTTTCTTAAATCTAGACCAACAATTGAAGTTCCACGAGGAACAATCACACCACCATGAATACTATTAAATTTACGTAAAATATTATCTTCTTGATTTAAATCAAAATTAGACTCTAAATTAAGTTTAATTTCTTCTTCTGAGACAACACCGTTAGCTCGTGTTAAAACTTGTAAGTTTCCACCATTATCTTTTACTTTATATCCTGGTCTGTTGTCAATTAAATGTTCACCAGGCATCAATAATATAGTGGTCTTCTCTATTATATCATTATTATTTCCTGGTACATATGAAAATCTTGCTGCTTCTATCAGTGCCCTTTGTATCGTTTTAAAGGGTGTTGTTTGCGAATTACCTTGATTCGACATCGCATCTGATGCATCCAAATCACTTGGACTTACATAAAGTATGCGACCTTCGACATTTTTGAGGAAATTATCTAACTTATTCAGTGGCATGACACAATAATTCTACTATGATTCTATGTTCTATTTAGTT